GGCCGTAGCGACGCTTGCAGTAGGCTCTAAGGGGCTAGATAAGAAGGCTGTACTAGACTTAGCTGAGGACTATGTGCAGTTTGTTTTAGAAACACCTAAAGTTACAGGTGGTGCTTCAACAGACTATGATAATGAAATCCCACACTAAGGAATAATATGAGGGCTCTCTTAGATGGAGATATACTACTCTACAAAGTAGGTTATACCACACAAGAAGAGACTCCTGAATACGCTACAGAGAAGATGAATGAACGGATTAGCAGTATCCTAGATTACTTACAGGCTACTGACTATTCTGTTTATTTATCCTGTCATCGCGTAGACAGCTTTAGAGCTAAATTAAATCCTGATTATAAAGCACATAGGTCTCGTGAGAAACCAGTGCATTATGCCATATTAAAACAACATCTAATAGACAAATGGGATGCCGTCGTAGCGGAAGAAGAGGAAGCAGATGACCTGATAGGTATCGCCCTTACTTCTGACAAAGATGCCGTTGCATGTACTATAGATAAAGATATTCTATATGGCTTAGAAGGACATAAATTTAACTTTGATAAAGGAACTCTCTTCTACACTTCACCAGAAGAAGCTTTATTCTTCTTCTATCAACAACTACTAATGGGAGACAAGTCAGACAATATCTTTGGTATTGCTGGAATTGGCCCTGCTAAATCTGCAAAAATTCTAGATGGTTATGAGATAGACGACACTAGTTTATTCACAGCAGTCTTAGATTATTATCGAGATTATTTACAAGTAGCATGGGCTGATAGATTTAATACATGGACTATGAATGAAGAAAAAGCTATGTTTGACATGGTTGTATTGTCAGGCAAGCAATTGAAAATTCGTACACATGTTGGTGAGATTTGGGAGCCTCCTTATGAACTTGATTAAGAAGAGAGTTTATACGGAGGAACAATGAGTGAATGGACATCGGGAAGATTACGAAGTTTTATTACTAGTACTCTTCGAGGTGGCTTTCGTAAATACCCAATTAAATATGAGTGTTTGCAGAAAGCTTGCGTAGGAAAGAAAGTAAACGTTAAAACAAACAGACTCTCGGCTCATTATGAGTGTAACATTTGCAAAGAGCATGTCCCAACGAGTGAGATACAAGTTGACCACATCAAACCAATAGTTGACCCAGTCACTGGTTTCACAACTTGGGATAGCTTTATCGAGAATCTTTTCTGTGAGGAGGATAATTTACAAGCAGTATGTAAACCCTGTCACGACATTAAAACAAAAGCGGAAAATACCGTTAGAAAGAAATCTAAAAATGATAGTAATTAAAAACATAGTACGTGAAGAAGATGGTACATACTCAACCTCTTGGTCTTTATCACAAGAACAGATGGGCTTCTTAGTCACATACGCAATTAATAACTTACTCTTAGAAGGTACAATCAGTGTAGAAGAACGAACTGCTCAAACAGAGTTCTTACAAGATGTTCCAGTAGAGGCTCTAGGAAAGGCAAACTAATGGTAGCAAGAAACGATATTACAGGAGATAAAATCAAATCTAAGGTCTCTAATAAAGAGTACGAAGATAACTTTGATAAGATTTTTCGTAATAAATCTTCGACCGATAAACCTGCACAGTCTAATGAATGGGACGAGGGCAGATTGGATGTCATTGGACAGAATGGAAATGATGGAATACATTATGCCTCACCAGACCAAGCATACCAGCAAGTAGAAAAGAACGAAAGAAATCGTAGAACTAATTAAAGGAGATAAGAAAATGAGACGAGTTAGTGTATATCAGGAGAATGAGAATGATTAAAAAATTAATGGTAACAACCCTTGTTACCTTTGGGTTATTTAGTTGTAATCCTGCGTACTCAGCAGACCCTAAAGAAATGTATGTTCAACTTAATGAAGAGGCTATCTTAGTTATCACAGATGGTGAATGTATTAAATGGAAAGCTGAAAATGGTGTCCAATTAAACTTCGCATATGCTATGAATATTAAGACTAAAGAAACAGTTACAGGTTGCTTTACTCATGAGGGCGATAACATCATTGTTCAATTAACAGATGAAGATAGTCAAGACCATTATGAGTATCGAATTAACGCTAATAAATTTAAAGTTAAGGCTAGCCTATAATGAGTAAACGCATAATGGTAATACCTGATACACAAGTTAGTCCAGCTCATGACTTCGAGTTTCTAACTTATGTAGGTAAGTATGCTGTTGATATGCGTCCAGATATTATTGTACACTTAGGAGACTTTGCAGACATGCCGAGTCTCTCTAGTCATGATAAAGCTGGAAGTAAACAAATGGAAGGTCAGCGTTACAAAGCCGATGTAGCTAGTGTTCATAAGGCTATGGAAACTTTAATGACTCCTATTTGGGAAGAACAGCAACGACTTATATCCAATCATCGACCTAGATGGAATCCTCAGTTAGAGATGCTATATGGTAATCATGAGAATCGAATCTCACGTGCTATTAATAACGACCCTAAACTAGATGGACTAATCTCTTTAGCTGACTTAGGCTACGAGAAATTTGGATGGACAACTACTCCTTTTCTAACACCTAAGATTATTGAGGGTGTTGCATTCTCTCATTACTTTGTTTCAGGTGTTATGGGTAATCCATGTACCTCAGCAAGAACCATTTTGAATAAACATCATATGAGTTCAGTTGCTGGCCATCAACAAGGACGAGATCTTGCTCATGCACGACGAGCAGATGGTACGGAGATGACAGCTATCATTTGTGGTAGTTGTTATGAGCATGATGAACATTATCTAAATCATCAGACTAATGTACATTGGAGAGGTTTGTTTATTCTACACGACGTACATGACGGCAACTTCGATGAGATGCCAGTCAGTTTAAAATACTTAAGGAATAGATATGGCTCTTGAAAAACAGATAGCTGGTAATCATTATAAGAAGTTTACAATACAGCCAGCTGAGTTTTGTCATGTTAATGGTATTGGTTACTTAGAAGCTACGGCTATTAAGTATCTATGTCGTTGGCGAGACAAAGGTGGTTTTGAAGACTTAGATAAAGCTATTCATTTTATTGAAATTCTAAAAGAATTAGAAGGTAAAAATAATGGCTAAACCTAAAGAACTAACAGTAGAACAATTAGTAACTAAAGATGTAGTAGACCGACTAGCCAAACGATTACATATGTTATGTCGAGAGTTAGAAGTAGATGCCCTTGATATGGCTATGTATTCTAGTGTCTATGCTCGTGGTGGTTTTCCAGCAACACATCTAATTCAATTAGCTAATAGGTTAGAACACTTCGCTAAAGAAATTGAGTCAGTTAAAAAGAAATGGATTGAGGTAAACAATGTTCAGTAAATTAACAGGTTTAGTATTACCATTCTATGTAACCTACTTAGCTTATGCTCTGTTAGGTTTTAGTCTTTTTGTTTATGGTTATGTAAAGGGACAGTCTACAGCTTATGAGAAACAATTGAGTGCTCAAGTTGAGACTGTCGTATTACAAGGTAAAACTACAACAAAAGTTATTACTAAGTATATCAAGGCTAAAGAAAAACAAGAACCTAAGGAAAAGGAAATTACAAATGAAAGTATTAAGTATGCAGAAAGTCCTAATGCTAATACCAGTATTCTTGATAACACTTTTATCAGGGTGTACGACGGTGCAGTCACGGGTTCCCTTCCCCCATTACCCAGTGGAGAGTCTGGAAACACCACAGGAGTTGAAGTGTCTCAAGCCCTCCCATTGTTTGTAGAGAATGTTCAGATTGCCAGACAATGGCGAGATAGAGCATTGCTATGTGAAGCATGGGCTAAGTACCAAGAGGAAGAAAGTAAATGACGTTAGCTGAATTAAAACAACACATTGTGGATGATGATGATGTTATTTCATTACTAGAATGTTTAAATATAGATACTCAGCTTTTAGTTGAGTTATTAACAGATGTTATTGGAGATAATTATGAAAGAGTTTTGGACTACTATGGTCTCGAAGATTGTACAAAAGAAGACTAAGTTTAAACAAATGGGGGGACGACTATGGTAGAACTACCTAGTATATATCAGACGATTATCGCTAAGAGTAGGTATGCTAGATATCTTCCAGAAGAGAAACGTCGTGAAAGTTGGGAAGAGACAGTTACACGACTTATGACCTTCTTAGATAAACAAGGTCTATTGGATAGTCCTGAAAGTGATGAACTTAAACATGCTATTCTAAATCTAGATATTATGCCTAGTATGCGTCTTATGATGAGTGCTGGTCAGGCTGTTGAGAGGGATAACATTGCGGCTTACAACTGTTCTTATCTTGCTGTTAATAATAAGCGTGCTTTCAGTGAGGCACTTTACATTTTAATGAATGGTACTGGTGTAGGTTTCTCTTGTGAACGTCAAGAGATTGCGTTACTTCCAGCTATTCCTGAAAAATTGAAAGAGGTTGAAGATGTCATCGTCGTTGCAGATAGCAAAATTGGTTGGGCGAAAGCCTTCAAAAAGCTACTCTCTAGTTTATGGGAGGGAGACATCCCGAGCATTGATTATACAAGAGTGCGAAAGGCTGGAGAACGCCTTAAAACATTTGGCGGACGAGCAAGCGGCCCTGAACCGCTCAAGAAACTCTTTGACTTCACAGTTAGTACATTTCAGACTGCGGTTGGCAGAAAGTTAAATAGCTTAGAAGTACATGACCTTATGTGTATGATTGGTGAGGTTGTAG